CGGTTGACACCTGAGGACAGAACTGTCTCGTATTTCTTCCTCAAATCTTGCATGTAGTAGGTGATCACATTCACCACCCGACTGCGAAGGGAAGTATCCTGAATCTGCAAAGCTTCATTCATCAACTGATTGCCACGATGCACGCTCTGTTCAACTCTGAGTCCTGCAGCTATGTCTGACGTCAGTGAATCAACGAACTTCGCGCTGCAATAGGAATCGCAATCTCGAATCCAGTCCTCCATTCCGTCGATGACCTCCCTTGCTTCCTCGGCACCCTCAGGCACTCCAGAGATCCACGATGACAACTTCGGCGTGATTTTGTCCATGAGGAGAACAACAAACTGCCACATGTTAGTCGCTGCGCGCGCCAGATTGCCAATGTTCATCAACGCTTTCACCTGACCACAAGCCAGGGTTAACCCAAAAACAGAAGCGCACAGCAGTTGACCAACGATGGCTGCGATGGTGGCATGAGGCATCTCCTCGAAGAGATCGCTCGTCAATTCGTTAAGACCTTGAGTCTCCAACGTCGTGGGCTGCAACCAGGACAGAAATTCGGAAATGGCCCCTTGCGGAAGCAGTGCTGACAACACTCCAGTGCACCAAGCCATCATACCCATGGGGGAATGTCTCAACTCGATCAACACGATCAATTGGGTGATGAAATAAATCATCTTCGAGGCGATAGATGAGCTCGAAACCGAGTCAAGAATGGTGTTGATGCGGCGCAACAACCCATCGACTTCTCTCCCAAGGCTCAATTTGACGGGAATCCCAATCTGGGCGTCAAGATCGATATGGTCCTTGATGTTGTCATACAATTGCTGAAATCCTTCATCCAAGGGGTTCACGACAACTCTCTTTCCGGCAATTTGAAACGAGACCCGCGTGCGAGTTGGTTGCGTTTTCGCGAATGCGGGCCACATGGGCAAATCCAATTGGTGCAACAGAGAGTTTGGTCGCCACCATTCAGTGTTCCTGAGAAGATTGAAAGTCAAACGTCGCCTGTAGTTGTTTTGGCGGCAACGTTGCTTGTACTCCTCGACACCGGCTTGGGCTTCCAGTGGGCTCTTTTTGCAGATGCGTTCATGGTTTCTCAATTTTTCGGCGCTTTTCGTTTTCACGCCGCATTCACAGATCCAAGGTCCAGTCATGACGCAAGCGTCGTGTTCTTGGGGCTTGCCAACCCATCCACACTCACAAATAGCGTTGCAAGAGCTCTGGGATTTGGCGTGGTTCCACATTGCTTGTAGACTGGTGACTCGTAAGCCACACTCGCATAAGCGAACATTTGTCAAGAGTCGTATGTTCGCCATTTTGAAAATGTATCTGAAAATCGTTTTGGGGTGATGATGATTAACTGGAATCTAGTTCGCTCGTGGGCAAGAAATACTCGTTCTGGAATATTTCATTAGTTTTGGAAGGGTTTGTCAACAGACTTTTTCGGTAGCCTGGATACCGGGGACATCTACCTCTTAGTCCCA